TAACGGTGTTGCTTGTATTGCTTGGGATAATGAGCGTGACGCTTATTACCTTTATGATGAGTACAGTCAAAAGGGGGAGACTCTCCAGATGCACGCTAATGCAATCCGTGCGAAGGGGGGTGTCGAGATTCCTGTGGTAGTCCCCCATGATGCCTTCAAACACGATTCGGCTAACAGTGGTAAACAGTTTGTAGACTTGTATGCAGGTTTCGGCCTGAACATCGTTAGACAACCCTTTAGTAATCCCCCTACAAGTGATGGTAAGGTGGATACAAGGTCTGTCGAATATGGTGTGAACTGGATGCTTAAGAAGATGGAAGAGGGCTCCCTAAAAGTTTTCTCCACTTGCACCAAGTTCTTACAAGAGATGAAGCTATACCACCGCAAGGATGGAAAGATTGTGGATAAGAACGACGACATGATCAGTGCTGCTCGCTATGGGTTCCTCATGATGAGTCGCTTTGGTCGCCCAGGTGGTCAAACTAAAGACCCCTACCACTATTCGTCTTCTAAACCCTTAACACCCCAGTGGCACTCAGGGGTAGTTTAACCCCCGGACTGGAGGAGCTATGGCCCGCAAACGTAACCGTAAGATTACACCGATGGATGAAGATGAGGTACTCGGCTACGTCAACCATGCCTTGCAGGATGCCCTAGACTACAATGCCTCGGTCCTCTCTGAGCAGAGGGCCCAGGGGCTTAAGTATTACCTAGGCGAGCCTTTTGGCAATGAGAAGAGTGGTCGCTCTCAAGTAGTTACTCGGGATGTGCAAGAGGTTGTGGACTGGATTATGCCCAGCCTCATTAAGACTTTTGTATCTGGTGATTCTGTAGTTCAGTATGAGCCTCAGACCGAAGAAGACGTACCCCAGGCTGAACAAGAGACTGAATACGTCAATTGGTTGTTCCTAAGGAAGAATGAAGGCTTCAAGATTCTTCATGACTGGTTCCAAGATGCTCTAATCATGAAAACTGGTGTGGTCAAGGTTTTAGTTGAAGACTACCCTTGTCCCAAGTTCGACTACTTCACTGGCCTGGATGATGAAACCCTCACTGCTGTATTGCAGGAACGGGGGGAAGATGCTCAGGTGATCGCTATGTCCCCAGGAGAAATCCCTGGGACAATGGATGTGAAGATCAGTTGGACTGACACCAAACGTAAGATCACTGTTTGTAATGTACCACCTGAAGAGTTCCTGATCGACAAAGATGCTAAGGATATCGATAGCGCTCGGTTCTGTGCTCACCGTCCTAAGGTAACCCGTAGCCAACTTAAGGAGATGGGTGTTCCTGATGACGTGCTGGATGAACTCCAGTACGATGAGTACGATATGACCGATAGCTCTCCTGAGGCTCTCGTTCGTGATAACTTTGATGGCACTGGTGACGCTGGTTATCAAACTGGTGTTGTCCAAGAGCCGCTCCGTCAGACTCACATGAATGACTGCTATATGCACCTTGATGTGGATGGAGACGGTATTGCTGAACTCCGTCGTATCATTACTGTAGGCCACTATGTGATCTCCAATGAAGAGTGGGATGAGAAGCCTTTTGCTGACCTCACGCCTGCCCGGATTGCTCACAAGTTCTACGGAATGAGTATCTACGACAAGATCGGTGATATCCAGCGGATTCGTTCCACCTTGATGCGGAACATTCTGGATAACATCTATACCTTGAATAATGGCCGTTGGGAAGTTGTTGAGGGTCAGGTAAACCTGGATGACCTCATTACTAACCCGCAAAACGGTGTGGTTCGAGTCAAGACCATCAACTCTCTTACCCCGCTGCCTACCCCAGCGCTTCCAGCTGATGCTTATCAGATGTTGGATCGCCTTGAGGAAGACCGTGGTAAGCGCACTGGTGTAACTGATCGCTCTCGTGGCCTTGATGGTAACACTCTTCACAGCAACCAAGCTGCCATGAGTGTAAACCAACTGATGACTGCGGCTGAGCAGCAGGTAGATTTGATTGCTCGTATGTTTGCAGAGACCGGTGTTAAACGCTTGTTCCGCCTCCTGCATTCTTTTGCTATCAAATACCAGGACCAAGAGGAGATGTTCCAACTTCGTGGTCAGTTTGTAAAAGTCAACCCTGCCTCTTGGCGGGAGCGGTATGACCTCTGTGTTACCGTAGGTATCGGTAATCAGAACAAAGACCAACAGCTGATGCACCTCCAGCGTATGATGGAGATGACTCAGATGGTAGTCGCCAATGGTGGCATGGGCATCCTCACCAACGAGTCCAAGATTTACAACATTCTGAAGCAAATGACTCAGAACGCTGGGTACAAGAATGTGGCGGACTATTGGCTTGATCCCAACTCCCCTGAAGCTCAGAAAGCCTCTGCTGAGAAAGCTAAGGCGGACGCTAAGCCTTCCCCTGATGAAATCAAAGCTCAAGCAGAGATGCAAAAAGCTCAGATCGAAGCACAGAAGGTACAAGCTGAGGCTCAGATTAAGGCAGCTGAAGTTGAACTTAAGAAGCAAGAGGCAACTGTTAAACTTCGAGAGATTGCCCTCAAGGAGCAAGAGCTTGAGCTTGAGCGTCAACGCTTCGCCTGGGAACGGGCTAAGAATGAGGCTGAGTTTGAACTTGAGCGCGAACAACAGCGTGCTGCTAGCTTAGGTGATGGCAAGGTCCCAACCAAAGGTGTGAGGAAGTAAGATGACTGAAGAACGCTGGGGTTACCCTATGTACCTCAGCGAACGGGTTGAGGAACTCCTCCGAGAGGGGACCCTAGATGAAATCTTACAGTTCATCAAACGAGATATGCAGGAGGAGTGGATTAAAACCCCTCCTGCTGAGACTCAAGCCCGCGAGCTGATCTATCACGAACTGCATGCCTTGAACAGGGTGGAGCTTAAGCTACAAGCCATTCTGTCAAGTCTGAAGAGTCAAAGAGGAGAGTATTAATGTCTGGTACAAATGCTAGCGTACTTGAAGCGGCTGATGCCCTTCTAGGTATGATGGATGAAAATGCCCTTCTTCCTGAAGATGAAGGCTTTGTCGAACCTGAGGAAACTGAAGAAGTAGTCGAGGATAAGGCTGCTGATTCCTCCGATCAAGAAGAAGCCACTTCGGAAGATGATGTGGATGAAGATGGGGAATCTGAGGAAGAAGGTGACGAGGAAGCTACTGACTCTGACCAAGAAGCTAAGGATCAACTCTTCGAAGTAACTATTGGTGATGAAGTATATGAGGTTAACCTTCCTGAGCTACAGGCTGGTTATCTTCGCAATGAGGAGTACACTCGCCGTTTGACTGAGCTGGAACAAGAGCATCAGAGCAAGATGGAATCCCTGGACGATGATCGTGCCAAGCTTCTGTCTGCCCTAGAAGATGTTCTTGCTACTGCTGCAAGCGAGTTGGGTCAGTTTAAAAATATCAATTGGGACAAGCTCCGTAAGGAAGACCCTGATCGATATAAAGACTTGCGACTGGCCTTTATGGAAGCCCAGGAACGTGCTGATGCGCAATCACAGCAACGTAAGGCACTCCAGGAGGGTCTAAGCAAGGTAAACCAACTTAAGCGTGAGGCTTATTACAAGGCTCAGTCTGAGTTGGCTAAACAGCTTATGCCGGACTTTGGTAAGCCCGAGTTTGACCAGGCGCTACTGAATTACGGTAAACAAATTGGTCTTACTCAAGAAGAAGTCGAGAGTATTGCCGATGCTCGATACCTCCAAATCTTTGATAAAGCTCGTCGTTATGATGAACTTCAAGTGAAGAAGAAAGAGGTAGTAGAGAAAAAAGTGTCTAAGGACTTGCCGCCCGTAGTCAAACCGGGGGCGCCTAAGGCTGAAGGACAGGAAAGACGGTCTAAGGTGAAAGCTGCTCGTGCCCAGTTGGGTAAGTCCGGCTCCATCACCGATGCAGCCAATCTTTTCCTAGCTCGTGGTGTATTTGACTAAGAGGATCATAAATGGCAACTCCTGCTAATGCTGTATCTACTGTAGATATCAAAGGTCAACGTGAAGACCTCATTGATGTAATCTACAACATCGACCCGTATGACACCCCGTTCCTGAGTTCTACTCCGACCGGTACCGCCACTGCGCTCACCCATGAGTGGCAGACTGACGAACTCCGTTCTCCGGGTGTGAACGCTGTGATCGAAGGTGAAGACGCTACCATCAACGCTGGTACCTTCACCACTGTACTGAATAACTATTGCCAAATCTCTGATGAGACTCTGCAAGTTACCGGTACTGCTGATGCTGTGAAGAAAGCTGGTCGTGCAAGCGAACTGGCCTATCAGCTGGCTAAGAAAGGTAAAGAGCTGAAGCTCGACATGGAGTACGCCCTTGTGGGTGCCCCGGCAGCTAAGGTTCAGCGTAACAGTTCGACTGCTGGTCGTCTGGGTAACATCTTCTCCTACTACAAGACCAACGGCTCCCTGGGTGCCACTGGTGTTGCTCCGGTAGGTGATGGTACTAACACCGGTACCGCTGGTACTGATCGCACCCTGACTGAAACCCTCCTGTTGACTGCTTCGGAGAATATCTGGACTAACGGTGGTAAGGCTAACACCATCCACACTAGCTCCACTCTGAAGAAAGAGATCAGCAAGAACTTCAAAGGTCGTGCTACCGAGATCACTCTCGACTCTTCTGACAATCGAGTCAGCCAAGCTGTGGATATCTACGAAACCGACTTCGGTAAGTATACCATCCATGCCAACCGCTGGTTCGCCCCGAAGACTGTGTTCATGTTCGACCCGAGCATGCACTCGGTGAACTACCTGCGGGCCTTCCGTCAGTATCCGCTGGCGAAGACTGGCGATAGCGAGAAGCGTCAGCTGATTGTTGAGTACACCCTGCGTGTCAACAACGAGAAGTCTGGTGCTCTGATTCGAGACGTTATCCCGGCGTAACCCTAGAGGGGCCTTCGGGCCCCTTTTTTGTTTCTGAGGAGAAAAAGATGGCTGATGGTATTATCTCCACCTACGATATTATCGATGGTGTATTCGTTCGTAAAGACACGCAAGATGTTGAGAAGATGCTTGATCTTAACCAGCAAGAGGCTAACTCTGGGGTTAACACTGATCGCAAATCCAGCATGCGTAAGATTGCTAGTATTCCCCTAGTTGTAGTGGAGTACCTTAAGACTCGACCAATGAAGGATGGTGGTCCAATCGACCTCAACCGCATTGGCTTTGACCCTGAGCATGCTGCCCGGTTTACCCGTTGGCTAAATGATCGGGATAATCGTAAGTTCCGGACTTCCGACGCGAGGATTTAATGGCTATTACAAACTATAGCGAGCTAAAGACAGCTGTAGTAGATTGGGCTGATCGTGCAGACATTTCTACTGCTCGGATCGAAGACTTCATCTACTTAGCTGAAGCTGATGCCTCTCAGCTACTGAGGGTCCCAGCTATGGAGCACCAAGAGCTGCTCGTTGTAGCTGATGGCCGCGTTACCATTCCGTTTGATTACCTTGAACTTCGTAGACTTACTTGGCAAGGAGATACAGAGAAAGTTCTCCAGTACATGTCCTGGGATAATTTTGTTGATGTTAACAATGACGTCAATGATCCTAACAATGTGCTCTATTTCTCTCGCCAAGGTCCCAGCTGGTGGTTAGCTAAAGATGTGGGCGATGGAGAAGAAATCCTCTGTCACTACTATCGCTTTGTTCCAGCCTTGACTGACACTGACGATACTAACTGGCTTCTGTCTATCTCCCCCCAAGCGTACCTCTTTGGCGCCCTGCGGTACCTCTATGAGTTCACTATGGACAACGAGAGAGCTGCCTACTGGGATGCTAAGTTTAAAGCAGAGCTTGGTAAACTCCAAGGTATTGCAGATCAGGCGGAGTACCGAGGTTCCACTATTGTAGTTCGACCTGTTAACTGAGGATTACTTATGTCTCACCAAGGTTATTACACTGAAAGCTCTAACTTTGACAATGTCAATGAGCTTCTGGATCAAGCTGAGCTATATAAAAACCAAGCCTTGGAATACAGTTTGGACTCTGCCGATTCAGCAGTTCAGTCTGAGGCTTTTAAAGACCAAGCCGAGGCAGCCGCAGCTGATGCGCAAGCTACTGCTGGAGATGTTGCCTCTTTGGTGTCCGACGCTCAGATTGCTGCGGACACAGCTTCAGCAGCTGCTACTAATGCCTCTATCTCAGAAACTAATTCTCTGAATAGTGAAACTAATGCCGCCTCTTCGGCAGCTGATGCTCAGACTGCTCAAACTGCTGCTGAACTAGCAGAAACCAACGCTGAAGCTGCGGCTGCGGCTGCGGCTGCTACTCTGGCTAATGCGTTGGTTAAGACTAACAACCTTAGTGATCTAACTAACGTTAGTACGGCCAGGACAAACTTAGGTTTGACCTCTTCGGCAACTACTGCAAATGCTTCAACTAATACCGCGAGCACATTAGTTGCAAGGGATGGAAGTGGCAATTTCTCCGCTGGGACGATTACTGCGGCCTTGAACGGGAATGCTACTACGGCTACCTCGGCAACGTCAGCTACTAGCGCCGCTACCGCTACCACAGCCGATTCTTTGTCGAACAACTCTGGTCCAACCATTCCAACCCTTAGTAACAGCTACACCAACGTAAGTTCTCTCACTAGGTATTGGAGGAGTGGAATCCAGCTTGGTATAAACATCGATGTCACTAGGGCCACCGTTGGCACCCTTCCTTTGGCACTGTTTACACTTCCTGTAGGATTCCGCCCAGCTAGTGCCCAGGATTACACTATATCTGCCTCGGCCACTTCGGTACTTGGGACTGCGGTTATTAGTGTCTCCACGGCAGGTGTTGTGTCTGTAAGCTCTTTTGGAGTCGTCCCTTCAGGCACTACTAACTTCGCCGCAAGTGGATGCTTCACAGTTTGGTTATCGTAAAGGGGATTTAGTATGCCAGCTTTTCTTGTAGCATTAATCATTTACTTGTTCCCAAAAGAAGTTGTAGCGAAGATGATCTTGGTGCTATTTCGACGGCTGGCTAAATCCACTGAGTGGACCACTATAGACGACGATTTAGTAGCCATCCTAGAGAGGCATTTGAAAGAGGAGGCTGGAGAGTGATTGCTGACATTCCACAAATCGTCACAGCATTAGTTATATCTACGGTTATCTCCGTAGGGGCTCAGCTGATGAAAGTTGACCTTCAAGAGAGACTCTTGGAGGATAACATTTCGGTTACTAAGGACCTCTCTAAAGAGGTGAATAACCTTAGTACCCAGTTGGCGGTATTCCAAGAGAAGTATGTAACTAAAGAAGAGCTTGCTAATAAGCTTAAGGAGGAGACCAATGGGCCTCGAAACCGGTAACTATCCCAGTGATCTGGTTGAAACAAATCCGCTAGGTACCGATGATCGTTCCCAAGGCGACGACCACATTCGACTTTTAAAGCACGTCCTTAAGACTACCTTCCCGAACGTTAATGGGGCTATCACAGCTACTGAAGAGCAAATCAATCAAGTAGCCGCTGATGGTACCCTGTGCTTCCCTGGGATGATTGTCATGTGGTCTGGTGATGTGACTAGCATTCCTGCCGGATGGAAGCTCTGTAATGGCACTGGTACTATCTCGACAGGTGGTGCTGTTCCCGATCTCCGTAGTCGATTTATTGTAGGCACTGCTACTAACAGTGGTGGAACTTACAATGTAGGTCAAACTGGTGGTAGTGCCAACATCATAGTCACTGGTACCACCAATGGGCACGCTCTGACCATTAACCAAATCCCTAGTCACAACCACACCCTTTCTACCCTCCGTGGTAACAACGGTGGTGGCAGTTATATCCAAGATGCCGATAGCACCCCAGAGATTCGTTCTGGTGCTACTGACTTCACTGGTGGTGGCCAGGCGCACTCCCATGGACTTAACGTTACTCTGACTAATGCCAACCTGCCTCCGTATTATGCATTGGCATTCCTGATTAAAAACTAAGGAGAGACTATGGCCACGCAAAGGGTGGAAGTGAAGAATCCGGTGGGCGTTAACACCAGCATCAACTCCGCTGATCTGCCCGTTAACACCTGGTCGTATGTTAACAACGTGTCGTTTAAGAATGGCAAAAGCAGAAAGGCCGAGGGTTACGCCCACGTATTTACCGGCTCTCCTGCTAATACCTTGTATCTCTCAAACAACATCGAATCGGGTCAGCTTTATTGGTACGAAGCCACTCCTACTAAAATCTACCGTACTGAAGGAACCTCCCATGTGGACCTAACCCGCCCATCTGGTGACTACAACGCTACGGAAGATACTGGTTGGACTGGCGGGGTTTTGAACACTGTGGTTGTTATGAACAATCCCTTTGATGAACCCCAATGTCTCCGTAGAACTGATGCCACTTTCATTGATCTTCCAAACTGGCCTGCTGACACTAGTTGTCAAGTTATGCGAGTTTACAAGAACTACCTTGTAGCCCTCAACGTAACTAAGACTAGTGTTGAATTCCCAACTATGGTCAAGTGGTCATCTCCAGCTGACCCAGGAGAAATTCCCTTTACTTGGGATGAAACCGATCCGACTAATGATGCTGGCGAGAACTCCTTAGCTGACACTGGTGGGGCTATTGTAGATGGTCGTAAACTTCGAGATTCCTTCATCATCTATAAAGAGGACTCGGTATATTCGATGACCTACACTGGTGGTGTCTTCGTGTTTGCCTTCCGTCAGCTCTTTGATGACATTGGTGCCCTCTCGAAAAACTGCATTGCCGAGTTCGATGGAAAGCATTTTGTGGTAGGGCAAGGTGACGTCTATGTACACAATGGTGTACAGAAGACTTCTCCAATCGATTCCAAGATGAGGGAGTACCTCTTTAGCAATATTCGAGAAGATGCTTTTGATCGCACCTTTGTAGTCCCGGATTACTCCAACACAGAGATGTGGATTTGCTATTGCAGCACTGATCGAAACGACCCACTATTGAAAGGTTGTGACAAAGCTGTAGTGTGGAACTGGAAGGAAGATACTTGGTCCATCCGAGATATTCCCATGATTCGTTATGCTACGTTCGGTATTGTCGATCCTCAACAACCCGATTATTGGGACGCTGCTATAGGCCCTTGGGATACCGACAGTGTTGTTTGGGGTGAGAAAAATTATAACCCCACTAAGTGGAAAATCCTGATGACTAGTGTTGAGTCAGATAAGATTTTCGTTGTGGGTAACACTTCGGTCTACGATGGGGTTAACTTCACATCGGTACTTGAACGTACTGACATAAGCCTTAGTGACGACCAGGGGATCAAGAGTATCATCTCTATCACCCCCCATGTCCAGGGCGATGGGGTTATGTCACTCTACGTTGGTACAGCTTATGTCCAAAACGGGGCTGTTACGTGGGAAGGACCTTTCACCTATAACATCGGTTCTCAATTCAAGGTAGACTTCAGGTTGACTGGACGATACATTGCAGTGAGGTTCGAGGTCTCTAGTGCCGCTAACTGGGCTATGAACGGGTACACCTTTGAAGTGGCTCCGTTGGGGGGTAAACGCTAATGTATACCCCTAAGATTCCACCCCAGTCCTCTGAGGAGCTTCTTCCATACTTAGATGATGAGTTGGTAAAGATTTCTCAAGAGATCAACAACCTCTCGGCAGGACAGTATCAAGTTCTGTATAAATCTCCAGCTAAGGTAAAACCTGGGTTGGTAGTTTATGCTGACGGTACTGACTGGGACCCTGGGTCTGGAGAGGGGCTTTACAGGTATAATCTAGCTGGTTCTTGGGTGTTTATAGGATAGCTTGTGGTATAATAAGCTATAGAGGAGAGTATATGTATCTGCTTTCTAAGGACGTAATCGAGGGGTGGTGGCCAATGGTTGCCCCCCTTTTGTCTAAAGCCTGGGATACCACTCAGATTGGGGCCCTAATGTCACTTAGCGATGTTAGAGATAAACTTGAATCTGGGGTATACCACTGTTTCATCTCCAGTGATAAGAGTTATTCTGGAGTATTCTCTATAGCCCAATCCCCTAAATGCCGTTACCTTAAGTTCTTCCTCAGTGGGGGTCAAGAACCTTCAGACGGATGGGAGGCTGTGGATAAATTCCTTCGAGAGGTGTCCCAAGTGTTCGGATGCTCTCGGATTTACCTTGAAGGCCGAGTAGGGTGGAAACGAAAGGTTGAACCCCTTGGCTACACCGTAGATAGTCTTCTGATGACTAAAGAGGTCCTATGATTAATTTCCTTCGTCCAGCAGGTATGTGCGGTGATCCGTTTCACATGGTCTACCACAAAGGTGGTGGAGATGATGAACAAGAAACCACAACTACCCCTTATCAAAGCGATCAATATGACAGGCTGCTAGGTCGCTCTGACCAATGGCTCAATAGCGGCGGGTTCGATAAATATTACGGTGGTTCTAAGAACTTTGATCCTGTAGCCAACATGAATACTACCCAAAAGGGTGCTATTAATGGGATGGTTAGTCAAGGTAGAAACCTTAGTTCGATTTATAATGGGCAGGGCGTTCAATCTCTTCAACGCTATCTTGGTGAATACGACCCTAACAAAACGGGCCTAGCTGCTGCTCAAGGCGCTGCTGCTGAACAAGCGCAGTTCGATTTTGAGACAGGTCAAATGGGTAATATCCGTCAAGGGGCTTCTCAAGCTGGTCAATATGGCTCCACCCGAGCTGGTATCGCAGAGGGCCTCGCCCGTGGTCGTCTTGCTCAAGGTATTGCTGCTAATAACGCTCAGATGGCCTATCAGGATCAGCAAGCTTATAACCAGAACCAAATGACTGCTTTGAACAATCTCTCGCAGATTACTCAGGGCCTCAACTCTGGAAATGCTCTCCAGTATGATGCTGGTTCCCTTGTTCAGAACCAACAACAGAACGAGATCGCTGGTCGTCTTCAAAAGTGGGCCTATGAGAACAATGTGGATTTGAACAACCTCCTAGCTTACAAAAACCTAATCTCTGGTGACATGGGTGGTACCTCTGTCTCTGAAGGCGGGGGCGGTGGAGGCGGTAATGGTTTCATGGGCCTTCTGGGTCAAGTCGGTGGTATGGCTGCTGGCTCTTACTTTGGTGGTACTGGTCCGTTTGGCTAAGGAGGTCATATGGCTGCTTTTGTTCCTTCTACCTTTGGTGCCCCGGGGGGTGGTCTACCTGAAAACCCCTACCAAGTAGGTGGACAGCCTGCCCTTGGTCTACTTAAGACCCCTGAACAACGCCAGCAAGAGGAAGAGCAGGGTAATAGCCCCAATCTCCAGCAAGCCTATGATACTTATCAAAAGTTCGCTGGTACTACCCCTGCTGCCACTAGTGCCGCTCCTGCGGCCTCTGGGGGCTCTTCTTTAGTGACTGGAAGCTTGGGTAGTGCATCCTATGCCCCCACAGGCTTCGGCCTCGCAGGGGCCTCTCAGGGGCTTACCTACGGCGGCTCTGCTACCTTAGGTGCTGGTGGTAGTTTGATTGGTACCTCTGGTGGAGCAGCTACAGCTGCTTCTACTGGCGGCACTGGCTTCGGCCTAGGTGGCTCCCTTGTTGGTGGTAGTGGTGCCGTAGGCGGTTCTACTTTTGCTGCTGGTGGAGCTAGTGGTGGAGCTAGTGGTGGAGCTGCTGCTGGCGGTAGTGCTGCTGGTGGCTTGGCTTCAGCTGGACCTTGGGCTGCCCTGATTGCTGCCATTGGTCTCAACGAGAACTATCAGAAGAAGACTGGTAACCGCGAGATGAGTCATGAGAAGCAACTTGAACATGCCTTGACTGGTAAGGTAGTTGAAGATGATGCTTCGGTTTGGGGAGAGAAGATCGATAGCGGGAACGACCTAGGTATCAAGGGTGATATGGAGGTTGGTTCTGACTTCGCCACTGGTGACTTCTCCAATGCTTTTAAGAATCTCGATGAGACCTTCGGGATTAAGACTATCAAGAAACTCTTTGGAGGTTAACAATGGCTGGACTGATCCCGTATAGCTCTGGCTTCCCCATGGAGCAGTACCCTATTAAGGATGTAATGGGTGAGCGTATTTATCCCAAGGGTATCGCTGGCCCCGCTACAGCAGGTGCAGGTGCTGCCGCTGGTCGTGGGCTTCTGTCCCGCATTGGTGGTGCTCTTGCTTCCGCTCCAGCTCAACTAGGCCTGACTGCTGCTACCATTGGTGGAGCTAGTGCTGACCCTGAAGCTGTAGCCTATCGTGAGTATGGGCCTGAAGCTTATAAGTCTCGGGTGTGGGCCCAGAACAACCCTGAGGCTGCCCAAGCGGGTATGGACTATGGTCAGGCTATTGCTGATCGAGCTGTAGATGCCGGTGGCCGCTATGCTGCATCCATGATGGCACCACGTCAGAATGTCAC